TTATTCCTAATACTATATATAGTGGTAATACACTAGGTCATATATGCTTTTATGATATTTCTAAAACATATATTGGTGGCGTAGTTTTACAAGCCGATGGTAATATTACTACTCCAAATAACGCTTATTATTTAAAGTATTCACCAAATATAACTACTGATACTGTTATGCTAAACGAAGGAGACCACGCTTATCCTTATCAAAAATATAATGGGGCAATAGTTCATAAGAAAGATTTACCAGAAAAATATAATACTTCTGGCTCTTCAAAATATATAGGTTATAATGCCGAACTAAACTCATCACCAACTTATGTTGCCACATTTAAAGATAATTATGATTTAAATGGTTTATGTTGTAGTTCAACTGATGCATTAAATGTAGGTAGGTCAAAATCATTATTATCTTATTCAGCAGGTGGAAATGATGATGTAGAGGCTTTACAAGATGCGTTTAACTATATTGATAAATCAGTTGGAACTGCTGTTAGATTAGAGCATGGAAGTGCTTATATGTCATTTGGTTATGCTTTATCTGGATATAATTATGAACACGCATACGGCTCATTTCTAGTATTGGGTTATGGATTAACAAATCCAACTTATGTAAGAATGAATAATGGAACTTGGACTTCTTCATCATTAGCGTTAACAAGCGATGTCAATGCAAAACAAGACACTTTAGTTAGTGGTACAAATATTAAAACAATTAATGGTAATAGTATTTTAGGTAGTGGTGATATTACTATCAGCGGTGGTGGCGGTATTGAAGAACTATCAGCAAATGATATTTACATATACAATACTGCAAGTACAAGTGTAACAAAAATAACAGAAAGTGGTATATATCTATTAACTTCTGATAATCCTACTCTTCACGTTAGTAGTTCAAAAACTATAGGAGTATATAAAAATACAATGTTATACGTAACTATAAACGGTACTTATTTTAACTGGTGGTATATAAACAATCCTAATAACGCTAATAATACAAAAGAATTAACATTTGGTACTAACGGAACATATACTAGATATACGTTAAAAGACCACCCTCATTTATATATGCATAGAATAACATTTGATGGAAGAGACGATGGCGATTGCGGAACATTAAACATTACAATATATTCAACTAGAAGCACCGCATATACTGCTAGTGGTGTATATAATTATTTAAATGATAACGGATATAGAGACACATATAATATGTATCCTGCTGTTGGTTATTCAACAGAAGATGTAAACGGAGTAAATGTAGGAGCGTGGGCTTCTGATAACGAAATTTGGACGAGATATGATAATGGGGATGGTTTTTCCACTCACGCTTGGTCAAAGTATGCTGGGACTGGTTCATACAGCGACAGGTTTACGGATTCTGTACACATGGTATTTTAAAGGAGGTATATAATGATAAATCTATTTAAACAAAATGAAGGTTTTTCTGCTTCAACATTTACAGGTTTAACTGAAGATGATATTCCTGAAGAAATTGTAAATGATATAATTAAAGTTGATGAACAAACTTTTAAAGATTTACAAGATAGAAAGTTAATGTGGAATAATGGTGAATTAGTTTCAAATCCTGATTATGAAACTTTTGAAAAAAAGCAAGAATTAAATAATCAAAAAGTTGAAATCAAAAAACAAATCAATCATTATAAATCTCTATTATCTGAAAGTGATTATCGTGCTATTAAATATTTTGAAGGATATTATACTGAAGAAGAATATGCGCCATATAAAGCACAAAGACAAGAATATAGAGATGAGATTAATAGGTTGGAAGAAGAAATGGCGAGGCTATAATCAATGAGCGTAAAAAAATATATTGATGAGAAAGGTCTTCAAGAAATAATAAAATTTATAGATGAATACTTTGAAAGAAAATTAATTAGTGGTCAAAATATTAAAACGATAAATTATTCTAGCCTTTTAGGTCCAGGAAACTTAAGTGTTGGTAATGGTTTAAGTGCATTAACATATAACACTAAAGTTATAGTTAGTGCTAATCCTGCTATAAACGATATTATTGATTTTAACCCTGCTTATTTATCAAGACAAGCAGTTCCAGAAGATAATATATCAGTTATAATTGAAAATACAACTCAAGGTGGTACATGGATTGCTAACGCTGAGGTAACAACAGTAGGTACTCCTGTATATGCTAAAATAAAATCACTATCACTTATTACAGGTGCTCCTGGAGCAGATGGAGCAGACGGAACAAACGGTGCAACGTTTACTCCACATGTATCAAGCAATGGAAATTTAAGTTGGACTAATAATGGTGGATTGCCTAATCCTGAAACAGTTAACTTAATGCCAGTTTTACCTGAAATTTATAAACATGAATTAGTATTAACTGACGGAACAGAATATATATATTTAACAATAATAAATAATTATTCGTCTAATTATGAAGATGCAGAAGATTTACCATATGGTAAACATCCTGCGACTGGTTATGTTTATGTTGACTCATCATATTATCCTGTTATATATGTAGATAGATGGGATGACGATGAAGATATGGCTTATGTGACTTTAAAATATGTAAGAGGTAACAGTGTTCCTACTAAAAATATTGGAGCAGGATATACTGTTTATGATACTAAAACAAAATTGTTATAAAAGGGAGATTTTATTATGAAACATAATCCTTTTCTTGTAATGATTATCACATCTTGGATATTACTAGTGTTAGCGATGATATGTAAATTATTTGGAGCAGACTGGTTTATTGCAAGTAGTGATAATAAAACATTTATAAGACTATGTAATTATATCGATAATAATAAAATCTTGTATAACTTATTGCCAATATTATTTAATATAACTACAACTAGTATATATTTCATGGCAATTCTTAAAGAAAATAGACCACATTTACTGTGGTTTATTATTTTGATAGTTTATGCAAGTGTAAAAGTGCTATTTTATAACCAGGTGGTATTCTTCATCTTAGATATAATTTTAATGATAGGACTACCGCTCGCTTTAAAACCAAAATACTGGCTAATAATTATAATAGGTTTCTTATTGAATTTTATATTTCAATTGATATCTATGGCTACCAAAATGAATCATTATAAGATGTTTGATGATAATACCTTGGTTGTATTAATATTAAATGTTGATTATGTGATAATGTTAGTGTTATTTTGGTTATATCGCATCAAACCAAAGAAGGAGGAAAACGAAAATGGGTAGATGGGGATTATTATTCTTCGGAGAAAAGGACAGAATCATAATTGACGAAATAGCAAAAATGCATGATTTACCAAAGGGTGTTGTTGAAAAATTCTATGCAAAAATGCTAAAGGAAGCAAAAGATGAAGTTCAAACTAAAACTGAGGCTTAAATTTGCGTTTTATCATGTATTAGGGTTTCTAACAGTTTTGACAATATTAGGTATAGCCTATTTATTCGATAAGGTGTTAGAAACCTTAACTATTATTGTACTGTTTTACATATATAGAACAATGTTTGTAAAACAATTTCATGCTAAGTCATTATACTTGTGTAGTTTTATATCAATAATAGTATTTTCTCTTGTAATACAATTAGAGTTAAAATTTAATATTTCAATTATATTTTCAAGCGTACTAACATTTATGATAACTTATTTATCCTATACATTAAAAGAGTTTTTAGATTTAAAATCATATTCAACTTTAAAAGTTCCTAATAAATGTATTGAGAATTTGAGCGAAGATGAAATGGTAAAGTTATTACCTGATATTAGAGAAGATATAATACATATTGTATATGGATATTTACATAGAGAGGGTGTAACCTCAATAGGCTATGCATACGGTCAAGGCATAAGCGAAGCAACATTATTTAGATATGTGAAACAAGTTAAGAAGAAATATGAGAGTTTAGGAAAGTAAAAATCCTAAACTTTTTTTATTTTTGATAGTTAATGAAAGTCATGTGGTTATAGAATGTTGCTAAAGAAAAGGAGTGGTGTACATGCCAAACTATAACAACAATTTTAATCCATATAATCCATATAACCCTTATACAATGCCACAAACTAAAATAAATCAATATTCATTTGTAAATGGCATTGAGGGTGCAAAGGCTTATCAAGTCATGCCAAATCAAAAAATGATGCTTCTTGATAGCGATAGACCAATAGTATATATGAAAACATCTGATGAATACGGCAAGTCATCTCTAAGATATTTTAAATTAGTTGAGATTAAAGAAGATGATTTAAAGGTTCAACAACCAGAAAACAGTTCTCAATACGCTTTAAAGGCTGATTTAGAGGCTTTGAAGCAAGAATTGATTAATTTATCGAATAAACTTGAAAAGCCTCTTAAAAGTGAAAATAAGGAGGAATAACGATGAGTAATCCATTTTATAGTGGTGGAAATTTTCCACAGATGAATATGAATTATATAAAACAGGTTTACGACATGCTAAGAAACAGCGGAAATCCTACGGCATTATTAAACCAAATGGCTCAGCAAAATCCTCAATTAGCACAGGTTGTGAACTTAATAAAGGCTAATAATGGTAATTATGAACAAACTTTTAGAAATATGTGTCAGCAAAGAGGGATAGATGCTGATGAGTTTATAAGGAACCTTAATAGGTAATAACACTAAATTCTAGATATAAGTGATATTATAAAACTTTTAAGAAAGGAGGGACCTACAATGGACGGAACTGGAATTACTCCTGTTATGAATATGGGAGGAAATGACGGATTCGGTTTCGGAGGTGGAGGGCTTTGGCTTTTCGCTATACTTGCTTTGATGTGGGGAGGTAATGGATTCTTCGGTGGAAACAACGGAAATACTAACGCTATTCAAGCAGATGTAAATAGAGGATTTGATAATCAAAACCTTCAAGCACAAACAAGAGATATTCTTAGTGCTGTAACTTCTGGAACTGCTCAAACTATTGCTGCTTCTACTGCTAATGCAACTAATGCTATTAACGCAATTAAAGACGGTAATGCTTCTTTAATTAGAGAATTTGGAAATGTTGAAACTGCCTTAACATCTCTTGGAGGAAACTTACAAAATTGCTGCTGCTCAATTCAAAGAAACATTGACCAAGTAAATTATAATCAAGCATTAAATACTGCTTCAATTAATTCTACTACTGTTGCTCAAACTCAAAAGATTTTAGATGCATTAGCACAAAACAAGATTGATGCTTTACAAAATAAGGTAAATCAACTTGAATTACAAAATGCTGTTGCTGGTGTTGTTAGATATCCATCTAGTATGACATATGCATACAACGCTAACCCATTCTGCGGATGTGGATGCAACGGTAATATTTAATTAAGCCAATTCGGCACGACACTATGTCATTAATATATATTAAGGAACTGGCTTGCGAGTTAGTTCCTTTTTATTTAAAGAAAGGAGAATAATTATGTGTAATGATAGTTTAATATTTATGACAACTACAACAAATGCCTCAGTTTTAGCGAATGGTGTAATACCTTTAACAACTATTCAACGAAGAAGAGGAAGAGCGTTACAAGATGGAACAAATAGTGTTACATTAACTGCTCCTGGATATTATAAAGTAAATGCCTCAATTACATTTACAGCACCTGCTGCTGGAACTATAAGTGTAAAGGCACAAAAAAATAACGTTGATATTCCAGGCATAACTGCTTCAACTATAGTCACAACTGCCACAACAGAGGTTAGAACTTTAAATGTTAGTGGAATTGTAAGAGTGTTCTGTAATGAAGGAATTGCTTCTTTTACACTTGTAAATAGTGGTTTAGCAATTACAGTTCAAAATGTATCTTTAGATATTGAATATCTTGGATAATGGATAAAGAATTTACATTTCTTGATATATTAACTATATTATCTTTTCTTGTAGGTGTGGAAAATTTAAATTTGAATATAAAACAGATTGATAGTTTAGATAAGCACTTACAAGAACAAGATAGTATATTAATTGAACAACAAAATAAAATGCTTGAAAAAATAATAAATCAAAACGAGGAAATAATATCCTTGTTGAAGGGAGGAAAAAATAATGCATAAATATCTAGTTAAAGAGGCTACAGAGCAAGATTTAAGAGAGTTTGCTGACGGAGCCTTATCTATGATAGAACATACTAATGAAGGTCTTTATGATGAACTTGAGTTATTTTTATATAAAAAAATTCATGGATGTCATTTTACAGATTGGCTACTTGACAAGGCTGTTAGTAAAATGCAAAATGAAGACGGCTCATCTGGACCACATTGGACTGTAGAACAGACAACTTCTGTGGCAAAACAAAATAACATCATGTTTAGTAATTTTAATGAATATGACTGGAATTATGTAATGAATATGATGTATTCAGATTATTATGGTGCAATTCCTAATGAAACATCTTATTATGTTAAACTTTCTAGAAAATTTTTAGAAGATAAAGACGCTGATACAGGAAAGGCATTAAGATATTATCTTGCCATGAAGTAAAAAAATAAGACTGGTGATGTTTACATTGCCAGTTTTTTTTGTTATAATAAGGTATCAATGGTGGTGATATTATGGAATATACTCCAAGGTTCGTTACATCTGAAGAATTTTTAAATTACTGGGGAGTAGATTTAAACTCAAGACTTGTTGGATACGATAACAAAAGTAATAAAGCAGATATTTTTTTAAGAAGAGTAGAAGATAGATTAATGGCGTGGATTGATTCTAATACTTATAGAGATGTTCCATATGAATCTCTACAAGGTAAACAACTAGAAGCATGGAAATTGGCTATTTTAACACAGGCTAATTATATCTTTTCGAATAATGAAATCATGCTAGATTCAGGATATGACCCTGAAAAGGGAATAGTTGCCTCTAGAAGTGATTTAGAGAAAATAGAAATTTGTCAAGCAGCAATTGATTATATCAAGGTTGCAGGTCTATATAATCTATGTGTTTCAAATAAAAATAGATACCTTTATTATAGATAAAAGCAAAAAAATAAAAAATAGTCATTGTTTTATTGACTTTTTTTTAACTTTAATGTAACCTATAAAAGAAGGACGGTGAAGCAAATGAATAATATAGCACTTTTAAGAGGAGAACTTGGTATCACTCAAGAACAACTTGCTAAATGTTTGGGAATATCTAGAAGCAACCTTGCAATGTTAGAAAAAGGAACTGTAAAAAAGACAAGCAAAAAAACATTAGAAAAATTATGCTCTTTTTTTAACACTACTCCTATCAAATTATTTGGTCTTGATTCTATAAAATATGAATTACAAGACGGAGACAGAGAGTTTTTATCACATCTTTTAATGGAGGATGCAAGAAAATGCGAAAAATAAACAAGGTAATTGCTGATTTAGAACAATTAAATAAGAAATTGAATCATTTTTTAGATGATAATATTAAATATAAGGCTGAAAAATATGATGAACTGTCTGAAAATATATCTAAAATAGATTTAAAAATTAAAACTGTTTCTAGAGGATACGACTCAGAAGGTAATCCAGTTATCAAAATAAAATATGAGGCACCCTTTATAGAATTAAAAATCGTGGATAATGATATTGTCTATAATGAAGTTTTTAAGGCAATTAATATGTCAGGATTAGTATCTATGCAAGATATGTCAAGACTAAGTTTGATACTCGAACAAGAAAAAAATAAAAAAATGTAAAATGGTTATTGACAAAGTTTTAATTTAGTGTTATTATTAACTTGCCATTAGGGAAAAGGGAACACTTAGGAAAGGAAAAAACATGGCGAATACAGGTCAAAGAATTAAAGAGATTAGAAAAGAAAAAGGTATTTCAATAAAGGAATTATCTAAAGCAAGTGGAATTAGTTGCCAAACTTTAATTTCAATTGAAAAAAACAAACATGTTCCAAGAGTTATTACTTTAAATAAAATGGCAAATGCTTTATCATACGACTTCAAAGAGTTGTATAAATTATTCAATAATAGCGAAGAAAGGAATTGATGAAAAACATGGCTATTAAAAGTTCACAAGAGTTAGATTTCTCTAATAAAAAATTAACAATTTTGATTTATGGACGACCTGGTGTAGGTAAGTCCACAATCGCTTGCTCTGCTAAAAAAGTACTAGTAGTAGATATTGATGAAGGTATTGATAGAGTAGAACCTTGTTATAGAGGTGATACATCAGTAGTTGATTCAAGTAAAACTGCTAAAGAAAAGTTCGTTGAATTTAATAACGACTTAACACCAGAAAACTTAAAAAATTATGACGCTATTGCTATTGATACTTTAGGTAAATTCCAAGATTTAGCAATTCCAGTTGTAATTGATGAAAACAAAACAACAAACGCTCAAAAGGATGGAACAACTTTATCTATGAAAGGATATGGTGCTCTATTTAATAAGTTTAAGGAATTAAATAGAAAACTACATTCATTAGGTAAGCATGTCATCTGGATTTGCCACTCAACTGAACAAATGGACGGAGATGTGGTTAAATCAAGACTTAACTTAGTAGGTTCAACTAAGGATGACATCTGGAAGGATGTTGACCTAGGTGGTTTTGTTGAAATGCAAGGTGGAAGAAGAGTAATTCACTTTACACCTACAGAAAGATATGATGCTAAGGGAAGTCATGGTATCTCAGGTACATATGAATTACCAAAATTACCAACTACAGCAGAGGGTGGTAAGTATGAGGATAATCATTTCTTACAAGATTTATTAGATGTATGTATCGAAAATATCACTAATTCACAAAAACAATTCAATGAAGATAAACAGATTTATGATGAAGCAATTAAAATTAAAGATGTTATTTTAAAGGCTAATAGCATTGAGGAACTAAATAAAGCCTATGATAAGGTTAAGAAGGCAAAACATGCTCTTACAAGCAAATTAGAATTATGGGATGCTTGCGTTAGTAAGGCAACTGAACTAGGAGCAACTCATGATAAAGAATCAGCAAAGTTTGTCGAAACTCCAAAAGAGTGAGCCGTATTATAGAATTACCGCTACGTTATTAAATTCATGGCAAAACATATTTGATTGTGAACAATATGTAAAGGACTCCGATAATGCGGACGTTTGCTACGAAATAAAGGTTCAAGAGAAGAGAGAAGAAGCATATCAAAACTTCGTAAATCTTCTTTATAGAAAACCTATGGAACAAACAGATGCAATGAAATTAGGATGTCAATATGAGGCTGATGTTTATGCTGGAAAAGACGAAGTTTTCAGTCCAATTGTTGAAAATGGAACATTCCAGTTAACAGTTAAAAAGAAGGTCATTGTTGATAATACTAGAGTTTTATTATACGGAGTCTTAGACGTATTGAAATGCGGAAAGATTTATGATATTAAAAGAACATCTTATTACAAATATGGGAAATTCAAAAATAGTCATCAGCATCCGATGTACTTATACTTAGTCCCTAGTGGTATGGATTTTACATATTTAGTATATGATGGTAAAGAACACCACACTGAGGAATATCTTCGTGAAAATACCGAAAATATTCTAGAAGTTATATCAATTTTCATACGTTGGTTAAAAGCAAATGAATTGTTTGACGTATGGGTTGAAAAATGGGCAATGTATGAATAATTAAAAAAATATAGGAGGAAATTATGGATTATTCAATTAAAATTGATTATGAAAGTGAATTAATCACTGAAGGTGAATACGAGGTTGTTATTAACAACGCAGAAATGAAGAAAAGTAAAAAAACTGGAGCAGATTATATCTCATTACAATTTATGGTAAGAGATGATATAGAACAAGATTGTAAAGGTTTAATTGTTTATGAAAATGTTTTAAAGGTAAATGTTTATACAAGAGACGGAAAGCGTATTAAGAAGTCAGTATATGAAGGATTAAGTGATGCTGAAAAGTCTAGAGTTGCTATTACACAAGAATATCAAGACTTTAAGATTAGACCTTTATTATATGCTCAAGATGCTGATGAGGATAATAGAAAATTAAACTTTGACTCAATTGAAGAAGTAGTTATGTTCTTAAATGGTATGAACTTAAGAGCAAAAATCACAAGAAATGATGCAGATGATTACCATGATAATGAATATAATTCAATTGATTTCAGAAAACTTTCTAGAACTCAACATGCTCCAAAGAAGATTGGGCAAACAGTAACTGCTAATACTACTGCTAACGAAATTTCTGAAGACGATTTACCATTCTAAAAAAGGTTTGCGGTATCCTTAAAATACCGCTTTATATATGGGTAATACGAAAGTCAAGTTTTGAAGCCAAACGCTCTTTTCTCTAACAACCGATACAATTAATGTAATAGTATTATCACCTTGATTAGTCGTCATCTAGTGCAAGTCTAGAATTACCCTTTTTGTTTTACAATAAAAGGAGTAGATGTTTATGACCGTTAACGAATTACAAGAAAAGTACAAAAAAGTACCAATAGATTTAAAGAAATTAAAACGATGGGTATGTTTTAATGAAAAGAAAATACCTATAAATGCTATAAATGGTAAAAGTGCAAAATGCGATGACCCAATGACTTGGAGCAATTTCAATATTGCCATAATGGGATGTGAGAAATATCAATTAAAGGGTATAGGATTTATGCTAGGAGACGGAATATTTGGAGTAGATTTAGATAATCATCCAAATAAAACCACAGGTGAGTTAGAATTAAGTAGAGAAGAATTTAAAAAATTAGCCGATGAGTTTATAGGTACCTTGGACTCATATTCTGAGGCATCTATGTCTGGTGAAGGAGTTCATATTATATGTGCAGGTAAACTTCCAGGTACTAAAAGAAAAACCACTTGTGTAGAAATGTATGACGGAGGAAGATATTTCGCTTTTACTGGAAATGTATTACATGAAAAAAATGTAGAAAACAGAGAGCAAGAAATAATTCCTTTATATGAAAAGTATATAGGATATGAAGAGGAAACTCCTGAGGAAGAATTTGTAAGAGAAAAATCCGACCTTGATTTAAGCGAGCAAGAAATAATTGATAAGGCTATTAATAGTAAAGGCGGAGAAATATTCAAATTATTATATGAAGGAGATATTCAAGGAGCATATGAACTATGTGGAGATTGGAAAGATGATAGCCACAGTTCAGCGGACCAGGCTTTTTGTAATAGATTAGCATTTTGGTGTAATGGTGATATCCAAAAAATGGATAACATATTCAGAAATAGTGGTTTAATGCGAGATAAATGGGACGAAAAAAGAGGTAAAGATACTTATGGTAATATTACCTTAAATACCGCTCTTAGAATGGTTAAAACAGGTTATGTTATAAAGAATCAACCTGAAATAGTAATTGGTAAGAAAGAAACATCTACTGAAAATATAAAAGTTAATAATGAAACTGGTGAGATAATTAGTTTCATGCCAACAATGAATATAGATGATTATGGAGAACCTATATTTAGAGTTAAAAATATATTTAAAAGATATCCTTGTAATGATACAGGAAATGCTGAAAAGTTTTATGATTATTTTGGAGATTTATTCAAATATAATACAACTGATAAAATATTTATGTTTTGGACAGGTAAAACTTGGATACGTGATGAAAAGAACATTATAAGAAAATATGCTAATAAGTTTATTGAAATTTGTAAGCAAGAAATAACTACACTAGAAAAGGAATTAATAGATACAAAATCTGAAGGTAATGATACAACCGTTTTAGAGAACTATTTAAAGGCTTATCAGAAGAATCTTGATAGAATTTCCAATAAGGCTGGAAAAGACGCTATGTTAAGCGAATTTCAGTCAATTAAGGATATTCCTGTAAAAAGTGATGAGTTTAATAAAGATGACTGTTTACTTAATACTGAATCTGGAGTTGTAGATTTAAGAACAGGTGAAATAAAAGAATTTGACCCTAATCTAAAAATATCTAAAAACACTAATATTCCAGTGTCATATGAAACTCCAGTTAACTGGATTCATTTCTTACATGGAATATTTGAAAGAGAAAATCCGCAAGAAACTGAAGAGATTATAGACTGTATGCAGATGTGTTTAGGATATTCACTAAGCGGTAAAACATCTGAGCAATGTATGTTCTTATTATATGGTAATGGTTCTAACGGTAAATCAACATTTAGTGAGCAAATAGCCCATGTATTGGGAGATTATGGAGATACAGTAAATAGTGAAATATTAATGCAACAAAAAGTAAGCCAAAATTCATCATTTACTATAGCAAAGTTAAAAGATGCTAGATTTGTTGAAACAGGAGAAACAGACGAGGGTGGAAAACTTGCTGAAGGTACTGTAAAACGTTTAACAGGTAGTGATAAATTATCTGCTGCATTTAAATATGCTAATGAATTCTCATTCGTACCTAAGTTTAAAATATGGATGTCTACAAATAATAAACCTATTATTCGTGGAACTGACTTCGGTATTTGGAGAAGAATTTTCTTATTCCCATTCCTAAAGATTTTCACTGGTAAAGAAAAAGATAGAAGTATGCCACAAAAATTAAAAGATGAAAGTGATAAGATTTTAGGTTGGATGATTAAAGGATTCTTAAAATATCAAGAGGTTGGTGAAATTGTAAAGCCTAAGTGTATTGAGGATGAAGTTAAAGAATACCAACAACAAATGGATGTTGCTGCTCAATTCATTAAAGACCAATGTATTCCAGAAGAAGGAACAATTGTTCTATGTGATGTATTATATAAGAATTATAAATTATGGGCTATGGATAACTCTGAGTTTATATTAAAACAAAGTAAATTCTCAAGTGAAGTTATTGCTAAGGGATATCAACAAATATTAAGAGGAAATAAGAGATATTATTCTGGATTAAGACTTCTTAATGATAAAACAAGTGGAGGATATGACTATGCTTAGAGATTACCAACAAGAAGTTTATGATAAAACTAAAAAAGAATTATTATATAATAAAAGGGTAATATGCCAAATGCCTTGTAGGTCTGGTAAGAGTTACTTAATGTATGAGGTGTGTAAAAATGCCGAAAAAAAAGGGACTAATGTTTTAATCTTAGCCCATAGAAATTTTTTACTAGACCAACATAGAGAATTAATTAATTTTAAAAATGTAAGAATTAATTCAAGACAAACCGAAGTAAAACACTTGGGAGAGTATGGCAAAGTGGATATCTGTCTAGTTGATGAGTGCCATTTATCAGCATCTGATACCTATAAAAAAATATTTAATTATTATTCTGATGCTATAATTATAGGATATACAGCCACACCTTGTAGACTTGATGGAAAACCACTTGGAGAAATATATCAAAAAATAATAAAAGGTCCAACAGTTAAATATTTAATTGAAAATGGCAATATAAGCCCATTTGATTATTATGCTCCTAAAGTTAATATCGACTTATCTAAAGTTCCAGTAAATGACGGTGATTATTCGACAGTTCAGTTAGAGGACGTAATGTGTGACCCTAAAATATTTGGAGATATTGTAGGAAACTATGAAAAGTTAGCCAAGGGAAAACAAGCAATTGCGTATTGTGTTTCTATAAAGCATGCACAAGAAATATGTGAATTATTTAACAAAAGCGGTTATGAGGCTAGATGTATTCACTCAAAAATTCCTAAAAAAGAAAGAAAACAAATACTTGAAGATTTTAAAAAAAGAAAATTTACGGTTATTGTTTCTGTTGACTGTATTAGTGAGGGAATATCGTTACCTTCATGTGAGGTATGTTTAATGTTAAGACCAACGCAGTCATATGCTCTTTATATACAACAAGGAATGAGAGCATTAACTCCGTTTCCAGATAAAAGAGCAACTATAATTGATTATGTTGGAAATGTATATAGACATGGAATGCTAGACGAGGAAGAAGAGTTTTCTTTAACTGAAAAAAAGAGATGTAAGAATCCTTCAAGCGAACCTGAGGTACTTTGTAGACAATGCAGCGAATGTTTGAGAGTTTATGAAGGTAAAAGCCCTATATGTCCTTATTGTGGTGCTAATAATGGTAAAACTAAAAAGGAAATAGAGGAAGAAGAAAAAGCGGTACTTGAAAAGATAACTGCTATAGAAAAGAAAGAAAAAAGACAAGAAGTCGGAATGCAAAGGACGTTCGAGGGTCTTGTCGCAATTGCTAAGGAGAGAGGATACGCTCCAGGTTGGTGTTTGCAGCAAGCCAACTTAAAACGTATACCAATTAAATGGGATTTATATAATAAATTAAAAAGAGAGGTAAGATAAAAAATGAAAGAAATTAAATTTGAAAAAGTAAGTTATTATAATAAAGGAATTATTCCAACAAGGGCAGATGACGGTTCTGCAGGGCATGATTTCTATACTCCTGTAGATTTTGTAATAAAACCAGGAGAAATATTTAAGTTTGAAACAGGAATAAAATGTAAAATGCCTAAAAATGTAGTTTTAACTTTATATCCAAGAAGTTCAATTGGAATAAAAAATAATCTAATGCTATGTAATAGCGTGGGCGTTATAGATGCATCTTTTTATAACAATGAAAATAATGAAGGAAATATATCATGTGCCTTATTTAATTATGGAAATAAAGAAATTAGTTTTAAAAGAGGAGATAGAATATTTCAAGGATTATTTACTGAATATTTTGTAGCAAACAATAGCGAAGTTTTATCAGCCACAAGAAATGGTGGTATAGGAAGTACAGGTGTTTAATATGGTAGTAGAATTTACTTCAGTAAATGACGGCTGGTATACTTATACAATTCATGATGGTAAGAAACAAGTTAGAATGTTGTTTAATGAAAGACTATCTGAAGATGATGTTGAAGAACAATATTTAGAAATGAAGGAAAGAAATTATGAGTCAGACACCAGAACAGAAACTAGATAAGGAAATAATGATATGGTGTGGGCAGCATGATATGTTGTGCTTTCATGCTAATGTTGGTAAAATTATATATAGGGACGAAAGAACGGGAGAACGAAGATATTTTGATACAGGATTACCTGTAGGTTTTCCAGATTTACTTATTTTAACTAATGACGGTAAAACTGTATTTTGTGAAACTAAAATTCATCCTAGAAAGCCAACACCTGAACAGGTAAAAACAATTAATTTGTTTAAAAGTAGAGGATTTGCTGCATTTGTTAGTTATTCTTTAGAAGAATTTATTGAAAGTTTAAAGGAGTTTAAAATATATGAGTGAGTATGTATATAAAGTTAAAGCAAAATCAAAAATGAAATTAAGAAATTTAGGATTTAAAACACTTCCTAAAAAGATTTCATATAATAGACATGTTTTATATAAAGTAGTTCCACAACCAGTTGATGGCGACTGTGTAAACGGACTATTTAATCGTTATAACAATGAAAAATGGCAAAAAACATTTTTAACAAAAGAAAGTATAGAAAATTACAAAAATATAGGTATGGAATTTGAAGAATTATACCTTGAGGATGGAACTAAACATATGATATTAGTTGATACTCCAGAGGTAAGAGAAATGTTTTCTATGTGGAGATTAGAAGTTGATTATAACGATGATGAAGGTTTATATTTATCATTTACAATCGGAGACGGTACGATTCCTTCGTTTTATAACGCTGAAAAAGTATTAGATAAATATTGTCCTAATGAGATAAAAGAACTTCTAGAAAAGGAATTAATCGAAAAAGAAGAGGTACAGCAGTAATATGAGAGAGGACATTTACGAAATAGTAGACGGAGTTAAAAAAATTAATATTCACAAAATTATTGGTGGTGGATACGAAAGAGGTTGGTTCACTAATTGTAAATGTCGTTATAGATTATTTGAGGGAGCCAGAAACACTAAAAAATCCAGGGATATTTTAGGTTATGAGCCAATATTTAAGATATTATCTAATCCTAATAGAAATATTATGATATGTAGAAAAAATGATGTAGATAATAGACAGTCAACATTTGCTAATTTATGTTATTGTATTCACGATTTAGAACTAGATGATGATTTTAAAACAAATATAAGCCCTCTAGAAATAGTTTACAAGCCTACAGGTCAGAAAATTGTTTTTAGAGGACTTAACAACCCAACATCTATTACATCTATTACATTTGAGGTTGGAGCCTTAACAGATGTATATATTGAAGAGGCTTTCCAGGTAGAATTTTTTGAAGATTTCCGTAAACTTGACGGTTCTCTTCGTGGTAAATTACCAGACGGATTAATTCTTCAAATTACAATGTGTTTCAACGCTTGGGACGGAGATTCTTGGTTATATGAGGAATTTTTTAAAGGGAGACTTGAAGATGATTATGAATTATTAGATAATCCTAGAATCAGGTATTTAGATTATCTTGACCCTAATTATGTAGGACCATTCGGAATAGGATTATATCTTCATAAATCAACATATAAGATTAACGAATTTAGAGATACTGATACTTATGATAAATCTGCTGAAGAGGCTAAATTAAAATATCCAGAGCAATATAAAGTAGAGTTCCTTGGAATGTTTGGAGTTACAACTGGAAAAGTATATACTAATTATTCTGATGATTTAGTAGTTCCAATTCAAAAAATAATAGGTGTAGACTATCATGGAGCACCTGTTATGGAATTTGCGGATTTTGCTATAGGTATAGATACTGGTTTATCTAATGGAGAAGGTAAGATTAAAGTTATTAAAAAAGGTCAGAACCAAGATGTTAAAATTAAAGCCGCTACAACTATGAATTTAACCGCTATAACAAGTGATTTAAGAAAACTTGTTTCTATTGATGAATATTTCCATAGTAATAATCCTAATGACAATATAGTTAATACAGATAATAGAGATGTTTATACTGAGCCACAACAAATTGATGCATGTGCTAGACAAATCCATGACTGGATTAATGAATTTGCATCGTCTCCTACAATTTTAATGAAGGGTGCTATTAATGTGTATATAGACTGTGCGGATATAGGATTTAGACAAGCACTTGAAATAAAATTAAGAGAATGGAATATTTATAACTGTAATAACTTAGCCTCAACTAAAAAGCCTATCAGAACAAGAGTGACATTTACAAACCTTTTAATGGCATATGGAGACTATATAATCTGTGATAGATGTAAAAATCTTATCAGAGAATATAAAAACTGTAGAAAAGGTGAAAAGAATGAACCAAGAGCAGATGGTAATGACCATGAGATAAATGCTCAAGAATATGCATCAGCAAATTTATATACTATGCTAGTAAGGTGGAAGGAGTTTAAAGAATGGTAGAAAATGTAATATATCCTAGTTGCGGATTTGCAACAATAATGAATAATAACAAAATAGAAACAGTTAGACTTAAAGAATTAGATTTTTTAATGGAAAGTTTCTATAAAAAAAGAATGCAGAATACAATTCTTATAGGAGAAGCAGGATGCGGTAAAACAACTCTTATAGAATCACTTGCCTGTAAGATGAAAACAACACATGTGTTTTACAATTTAAATCTAACTAGTTCTTTATATAATACTTCTTATAGAGGGCAATTTGAGGAAAAAATCGATAAATTTTTACAAGATGTAATTGAATTTAATAAAACTTCAAGCAGAAAAATAGTTTTATTTATCGACGAAATTCACACGATTATGAAATGTGGAGATACTGAAGGAGCAATTAGTCTTGCTAACATATTAAAACCTTATTTATCAAGCGGAGAAATAACTATAATAGGTGCTACAACTACTAAGGAGTATAATGATATTATAAAAAAGGATGCAGCAATTTCTCGTAGGCTATCTCCTATTAAATTAAAGCCATTAACTTATTCGGATACAATTAATATATTGCGTTCATTTAGTGAAAATACCTTGGATGATGAAATAATTAAATATTGTTATGATAAATCATCTGAGGTTGAAGGAACTAATCCAGATAAAAGTATCGAGATAATTGATAGGTGTATGGCACGTAGAAAATTAAGAGGAAGTACGATAAATAAGAAAATGGTTGATGAAATCGTTAATTATATGAAGGGTGATGATTAAAATTGGAGGAATTACTTAAAAGACTTGAAAAGTTATGTAATTTAGAAAAATCACAATTTAAAATACCTTATAAAGGTCATATGATTGATAAAAAAGATTCCGAAATTTTAAGGCAAATTGATAATAAAATAAAAAATAATTATTCTGCTGAAAAATTAAAGGAAGAAAGAGATGAACTTATAAAAGTTATATCTATTATTAAAAGAATATTAAGAGATAATCCGTTTATGTTTATTAATTTAAATAATAAGGATTATAATAGAATTATGAGAGCGATTGATAAGTATGAGCGATGAATTATTGAAATTATTAAATACGTATAGAGTAAAAATAAGAAAGGCTACTAATTTAGAAGAAAAAAGAAAAATAAGAGAGGATTTCTATAATTTTAAAGATATTTTTAATGAAGATTACGTAGATTATTGTTGGGAGTATATAATAGACGGAAGATTCAGTACTAAAAGATTAGGAGAATATATTGGGAGGATAGAGCAATGAAAATGGGAGAAAAAAGATGCGAAGATATAAAATACTGTGAAAAATGTCCATTTTTTAGCAGACAGGAAGTTTGTTTAAACTTTAAATTATCACAGACTTTAAATGAGGGATTTGAAATTCATAAAGATAAGTTTAATGATAAAGAGATTCAAAAAATTCAAGAACGTCTTAACCAGGAGGCATAAAATGGCTTGTTGTAAAATCGAAGTAAAGTGTAGAGCATGTAATAAAAAACTAATTGGTGAAGAACAGTCATCAGATTTATGCAAAAAATGCATGTATGAGTATATTGATAAATGGCTTATGCCTTTCTGGAAATAAACAGAGGATAAAAAAATCCTCTTTTTTTATATTTTCTTATTGACAAGTGTTAAAATATGTATTATAATACAAGTGTCTTAAGAGAAAGGAGACGGTAAAAATGAAAAAAATTTATGTTATTTATGGAGGTCCAAAAAGTGGTAAATCCAGTTTTATTAGGGAATTTATTACTACTAAAGGACAAAGTTATTTAGAGACTGATGAGAATTTAAATAGGGTTAATTTTATTAAAAAATACAGTGGTGAAAATATTACATATAAAAATGTTGTAATTGATAATTGGAACTGTATTGGTGGTGCTAAAAGTGTAAAAGCACAAAGATTGGCGGCTAGCATTTTGGCTTGCGAGGAGCATTTTGACAATCTATTTATAATTTGCCATGAAAAAGAGGCGGCATATCCACTTACACAACGTTTTGAAGACCAGCGAGTGATTATTAAATATCTTGATTTTAACGATATTAATACAAAAAATATGGAAAATAAATTTCATAAATTAAGAGATTATATCAATGTTGGTAAAGATGGAGTTAACATATTCGGAAATTTAACATCTACTGATTGTATATTCCGTTATAAAGATGGTGATACATATATTAATTATCATCCATGTGGTATTTACGGTGGAGAGCGTGATTTCTTATTGGATTATTATGTAGTATCAATTATACCAGATTATATAGTAACTGAATTCGAGGACTTCAGCAGACATCATACAAATACTACAATAAAACCAGTATTATATATTAATCTTAAAAAGGAGATTGAATAAAATGTTAAAGAAAGATTTAGATGAAGTTATAAGATTATCAAAAAAATATTATAGAACAGGCGATGTAGATTTGTTAGATAAATATCATAATGCTAGAGAAAAATGCTTTGGTGATTTTTCAGGTTTTGAATGCGATTTGGTAGACTGCATTACTAAAAAAAGACGTGATTATAATGAGCCATATGAAACGTATTATAAAACGTTTGAGTTCTTTGGCTATAAGATAGAGGACGGTGAATAAAATTATGAAATATATAAGAACTAAAAATGAAATAATTTATGTAGGGGATTTAATAAAAGATGAATATGGGAATTATTGCGACCCTAAAAATTATGAAACTGATATGGAAGTGCCAAAAGAATACATAATTAAAGAAGCCGATACGATAGAAGAATTATGTGATGGGTTTATTTTTAAAGATACTTGTACAAATAAATTACATTTAGCAGACCTAAACGATGGAATATCTATGTTAGGTGTAGCGTTGTTTGAAGAAACTTTAAGAGGTTTTATAGAAACTGATAAAGGCTTAATCTATGTTGCAAAGATGAACGAGAAAGGAGAATTAGAATTGATATGAGTAAATATGGTGACCATACAAAGAAAGAATTTATAAGTGAACAGTTGGATTATATAAGTTATAAAATATACAATAAAGATTGGTATTATTTAACGCAAGAAGAAAAGGTAGAATTGGTTGGAGTGATACTTTCGATTATATCAGACAATATGATTGGTTATGATGGAAATTTTGAAGAGCCAATGTTAGAAGATAGGAGTGAGTAGAATATGTTGTTAAATTCAAAAGATGATTATAAATTATCATTAAAGCAATATAATGTATTATTAAATTATTTTGATTATGAATATGATATTACTGATAATTATATAATGCAAAATAATTATGATGAAATAAGTAAAACTATTGGAAAAGTATTAAAGCAAGTAGAACCTCGTTATAATCCTCACGAAGATGATTGGGGTGATATACAATGAATAGATTAACAAGAAAAGCAAAAAATGATGAAACTTATGATTTAGATTATATGACTTGCGAAGGTGATTATTATCCTTTAGGGAATATAGTTGATATAGTTGATAAATTAGGTAAGTTAGAAGATTTGGAAGAACTACTAGGATGTCCGTTAGAAATTGTTATTACACCATATTTTAAAAGAGGTAAGTTAGAAGTATTTTATCATAATAAAATGAGAGAAGTAATTAGAGTTGTAGCCTTTGAAGAAGCAACAAGACCTTATATGGAAATCTTTTATAGGGATAATGAAAAAGAGAAATTTAAAGTAAAAACAATTTGGTTAGATGATTACAAAAAGACTTGGTGGTTGAAAGAAGATAGGAGTGAATAAAAGATGAAATTATTATTATATTGCACAAAAGCAAAACCCATATTAAGAAAATTCTATAATTATTTTTTAGATAAGCATACTGACAATTATTATTGGAAAAAAGGACAAGTTGCTCCTTATAATTTTAATGGCAAAATTGTAGCTGAATGTGATTATGAGGTAGATAGACTATCTAATAATAATATTTATAAAGAATATGTATTAGAACATAATTCTGAATTATGGGAAAATGATATTCTTACAAAATCTTGTCTTACTTATGATGAATTAAATAATTATTTAAGTGGTAATGGTTATGCAATCCACATTAAGAACTTGCATATATTTGATGAGCCAAAGAAATTGAGTGAGTATTATTCAATAATAGATATGGGTGGTGGTATGTTAGGAACTAAACCTTTAATAAAAGCACCTCAAAATATGATGAGTGTTAGTTCTAATCAATGGGAATATTGTTTTTATAACCCAAATGATATAAACATCTTAATCTCAATTAGACCAGAATGGCTATGCAAAATTCTAAATGGAGAAAAAACTATTGAGGTTAGAAAGAAAGTGTTAAAGGAGATGATTAGATAATGTATTTTGAACTAATTTTTAAACTAATACTATGTCATTTATTAGGTGATTATGTATTACAAATAGATTATTTAGCAAAGACAAAAGGTAATAATTTTTATCATTTACTAGCACATTGTTTTTTATATGCAGTTCCATTTTATATATGTTTTGGATTTATATGGCAACTTATACCATTGATTTCTTTACATATAATCATAGATTTATTAAAGGCTAGATATAAGTTAATACCTTATTGGTTAGACCAATTACTACATTATTTAACTTGTTTATTATATTTAATTTAGCAAAGGAGATGATAAAATGAGTAAAGAATATTTAGAAGCATTAGAAAAGATTGAAGAAGTTTTAGATAGTTATAATATAACAAGTTATTGGTTTAAAGAATTAGATAATATCAAACAAGCACTACAACGCCTAAATGCAATAGAAAACTCAAATCCTAGTGAAGCGATAAAGTGTTTAGAAGAAATATGCAATGATAAGACAATTCATGATTATATACTTTATAATTGTTTAGATGAAGGGTTTACAACTGTAATACATTCTTTACTAAAGGTACAAGATTTAGAAAAAGAAAATGCTTATATTGAAAAACTATTGCAAGTTATAAAACAAGAGTTTAAACTTGAATTATATGCCATGTGTAAAAGAAGATTAGAATTAGCAACAAATGCAAATAGAGATAATTTAGAGAAAATATTAGAGTGGTTAAAAAAGGAGGAATAAGCATGACAGCAAGTGCAATAATATTAGTAGCAAGTTATACAAACGAAAACTGTTTGAATTGTGGTAGGCATAGAGTTGAATTAGTTACGTTAGAAAATGGTCATCAATACAATATTTGTGAAAAGTGTCATTATATAAAAGAGCAAGATAGATATTGCGAATATATAGATATGTCATTTGATTTTACTTCATTTAATAGAAGAGGAAGATTGGTAAAATGGCTAAAAGAAGATAGGAGTGAATAGAGATGCAATGTGGAGATAATCGATTTGAAATTATTGAAAAGGCTAAAAAACATTTAATTAATGCTACTAATATTAAAGATAGTCCAGAAGAAATGGAAGTTATTGATAGTATTTTATTTAGATGTTGGCAAATGGGTTGGTTAGATAAATATAATAATAAACCTGGTGAAGCGTTGGAGTATTTAGAACATATTAAAAAAGATGATTTTAATATGATATTAACAACTTATCCGCCATTACCAGCATATAATGGTATAACTAAAGATGAAATGTTCAATAAAATAGAAGAAACACTTATTAATGCACGAGAAGATAAACGGAAACTTAAAATTTTTAAAGAATCATATAAAGAACAAAATGAAATGCTTGAAAATTTAGAAGAGCAAGCAAGAGAGCGATTACAAATGTTATTAATAATTAAATTTAAATTCGGTATGGATTTATATGATATTTGTAAAAGAAAATTAGAATTATGCACTTGTGCTGCTGATAGAAACCCTATTGAAAAAATTATTGAATTTTTAAAAAAGGAGGAAGAATAATGAAAGGAAGAAGATATTTTATTATAATAACTTGGTTTCCATACAATGAATTATTGGAAAATAGAACAACTGTAATAGATGTAGAAGAAAGTATGATAGAGAGATTTATATCTACACTACCTTTAAGTGAGATTGCAAAAATTAGGGTGGAGGAAAATAATAATGAGTAGAATTACAAAATTCGAGCCTAGTCCAAATAGTAAATTCCCTTATAAATTAAAAGATGATTGTCTTGCAACTGAATTAGATTGTATTCATAAACTAGGCGGACTAGAAGATTTAGAAGAAGAAATGGGTATTATTCCATTAGAAACAATTTTGAACTATATAAAAAATGGTTTTACTGATAAAACTGGTAAATATCATAAACAATGCTATTTAACTTATGTAGATAATGAGTGGTGTATTTGTGATTTAATTACTGATGAATGTTTTGTATTAAAGGAGATGTTATAAATGTATTTAAAAGATTTTACTAATAAAGGGTTTATAGTAACAAAAGAAGATGAAATAAAAGAATCTGATAAAAGAATATATAGAAGAGTAATGAAAGATGAATTTGAACATATTGAAATTATGAAATGGTTTACAGATGACAAAGATTGGAATGAAGTTAGAGATTATGCCTATGATAATTATAAGTGTTCATTAGTATGTATTCATAGTGGCTCAGATGGTTCTTACCCTGTTTTAAATAAGTATGCAAAGGGTGAAAGAATTATTCTTGAACGAGAAGGTATTCAATTATTTATAGAGAAAGATGTAGATACAGATTTTATTTATCAAATTGATATGAATATAAATTATGTAAATGGTGGTGCTGGAACTGAAAACTTTTACAGAGCAGAAACATCTACAGATAAAACTACAGTAAATTATGTTCTTGGTTTAATTTTAAAGAAGAAATTTGAACTACTTGAAGAATCAGATGAGAGATTAGTAGAAGAAATTGAAAAATTACAATCAAGAAATAAATATTATAAAGAGAACTATTCAAAAGGAATAGGATTCTTAATTGATTGTGTTAGAATTTAGGAGAATGTTGTAAATGGAAAAGAAAATAATTGAATTAACTAACAAAGAATTACTTGATTGGGTATCTAAAAATTGTGATTATTATGTTAAGGATAATTGTTATGGTTGTCCACTTAATATTGATGATAATTGTTATGTAGATATTGAAACAGTAATGAAAACAAGAAAGGTAGAGGTGGAATAAGAATGACATTTGAAGAAGCAATTAAGCGTTTAAGACAAGAAACAGCACCTGCAACATATTGTCCTGATTTTGATAAGGAAGAATGTTTAAAGGTAATTGAAAAGGAACATAAGGCATTAGAGATTATTAAGAAATATTTTAATATTGAATTTAATGAAGAAACAACTTCACAGGGCGATATTTTGGCTAGATTTGTATACATACAAGGAAAAGAATATGCTAGAAAATGGGATTACGTTGCAGCAGCTGACCTTGTTAATTATCAAGAAGATTTTAAAACGTTAAAGGAAGTGTTGTAAATATGTTTTCTATTGGTATATTTTTTGGAATAATAATTGGTGTTGTAATCACAAACATATTATTGAGAGGTGAAAGAAGATGAGTAAATATTTATATAGACCTCATTGTGGTGGGCTTGCTGATGCTATGAAAGAATTAAAAGAATTCAAGTCCAAGTATGAAATGTTAAATTATATTTATAAACATCATTCTTTTGGAGACGAAAATTCTATAAAAGATATTACTTTTCATAAATACGCTTCTGGAGATTATAGAATTGGCTGGAAAACCACTTACATAGTATGCAGCAAAGGAAGAGGTGGATGTGGGTGGTTTACAAAAGATTTGTCTAAGAAGGAAAGTCTTGAAATTTATACTAAATGGTTAAAAAAGTAGGAATTTAAAATATTCCTATTTTTTTTATTAAAAAACTATTGACACTAATTATAAGTAATGATATAATTTAGTTGTAAAGAGAAAGAGAGGTAGATAATATGGAGTTAAAATTAACGAATTATCTAGGAGAGGTTACAAAAATAGTAGATATTAAAGAAGGAGATTATGTACAAATAGACGTAATTACTGGAGACTGGGTTATGCAGTTACCTTTTCATGTTGATACAGCAGACGACAGATTAACAGATTATTTTGATGGAAGTGTTAGTTTTATTGCCACAAAAGAAAATGTTGATAAAGTAAATGCATGCAGCAATGAATATGATATTTTAAATATAAAGTTTGAGGTGATTTAAAATGAAAATTATGAATGAATATTTAGAAACGTTAAGTAATAAAATAAGATATAAAAAAGAATATATTGAAAATGATACATATAGATTATTTATCAAGAAAAACGAACTAGAGTTTTTAGAGAAAGAATTACAAAGATTAGAAACATTAGAAAATGTTAAATCAAACAAAGCATTAGAACATTTTAAACATTTTGAAAAATGGTATAGAAAATTAAGTTATAATGTTGTAACAACTTATCAATTAGACAAAGATTTAGAAACTATCAAACAAACCTTATTCAAATCACAAGAAATGGAAAAGGAAAATGCTAGATATAAACAATTAGAAGAGCAAATAGGTTGTCCATTAGAGGTTAGATGTAAAGTTGTAAGTGATAGCCATATTTATGATGAAAACGGAATTGAATATGATGTTGTTTACATTCACAAAGAATATTTTGACTGCGAAGACCCTCTTGACAATGATATAGGTTATACTAAACTATGTGCTTTTGAATGGAAAGATTATAAAAAGACTTGGTGGTTAAAAGCCGATAGGAGTGAATAAAAGATGAAATTAAAAGAATATATAGGATATGAAAATTGGGAAGAATTATTAGATAAATATGAAAATGAAGATTTTGGTGACGCTGAAGTAAGAAAACATTTTAGAAATGATTTTAATGAAGTTAGTGAACTAATGTGGAGATGTTGGACTAAGAAGTTTGATGATATGGATATCAAAGCGTTAGCAGAAGTTTGGTGTTCTGGTATTGAACAAGGTAAAACTATGAAAGATACCTATGAAGAAGCGTGTGCTTATTTAGATTATTCAAGTGATAGAATGAATTTCGGTAGATGGATGCGTATCAGAATTTTATTAAATTATGATGTAAAATAAAATCAGGAGGAATAGATATGAACTTACCAAGATTAAATACTTATGTATATATAATTACTTATGTAAATGGTTCACCTTATACCATAACAAAAGATAAGGTTTATATGAAGAATAAGAAATCATTTATCACAGAAGAAATGTTAAGTGATTGTTTTATACCAGAATTTCCTATGCCACTAAATGTAGATGATTATGGAAGATACTGGTGTAAATCATTAAAAGAATGTAAAGATATTCTTGAAAAATGGAGACAAGAAGAAATGAAATATTTTGGGAATAAAATAGAACCTTATAAACTTAAAAAGATTTCAGATTATTCTTGGAATGTAGAATAAAGGAGGAGTGATTAATATGGTAGGTATAACAGAATTCAAGAAGGATTTAAACGCTGTAATAGGTGATAAAGACCTTTGGATAGATTTATTTTTCCAAGATAAATTTGTAGGAACCATCAGATTTGACAAAGCCAAGAGCAAGAAGCAGGTGATGGATTCAATTACAACCGAAAAAGTATCCAACGATTATGATTATGAGAAAGATGATGGTTCCACAGTAGACTACATATCCTTGTGGATAGAGAATGAATTTGGGTACTGTTATTACATGTTTGATGAATATAAAATAAATTGTTATTAAAAGGAGGATAAGAAGAATAGATATGTTAATAAAAATCAATTTAAATGAATTAATTGAAACTGTAGTTGATACAACTGTTGAACATTATGTTGATGATACTGAAGATAGCATGAAATATAGCCACAGAGAAATTCGTGATGAAAGTATTGATGATATGAAAATAGTTTAATAAGAAAATTAACTGCAATATTTGAGGATAAGAGTGAATAATATGGAATGGTATCAAATTTTAGTCTTATATTTTCTATTGAAGCATTTATAAATGTGACCTTTATTATTATTACAGTAAATGGAGTAGGTTTTAAATATGAATGGGATGTATATGTACCAATGCCTAAAGACTTTAAAGATAACACAGAAATGAATTGGCTTGGTTGTGTAGTTTGTTATATACTATTATTTATTTTATTACCAATTCCAAATATTTGTAAACTTGTTTATTGGTTATTTCATATTTAAGGAGGAAATTAATTATGAATAAATTATATTATATAACATTCTCTGAAAAAGAATGTCCACATATCAGAGTTAATGAATATGAAGTTACAGAAAAAGTAAATGATACCTATTATGTAAAAATAGGCGATAATGAATATACAGATGATGTTCGTAAATGGGAAATAGATAACTTTGATACAGGATTAAATACTTATGATTCTTATGAAGGTGGATATTTTGCTTATATGTGGCTATCAAATAATGATAGGGATAGTATTTTAAAGTTTGAGAATGAAGTTCTTAAAATACTTAATAATAGAATAGTTAGATTAAATAATGAAATGGAAAGATTTGAAAAAATGAAAATGTTAGTAGGTGATTAGAATATGAATGAATTTTTAAAAAATAACCCATTTATTGTAGTTGAAAGTGAGGCAACAGATGAAAACCCATTTGCAGAAAATAAAATTAGATTAGCAACGCCAGATGAATTTGGTAAGAAAGTATTAGAACATTTACAGGATGAAGATTTTGTGAATATGTTAAAAGATTTTGAAAATAATGAGGTGTGAATTGTATGAGTAAAATAATTAAAGTAAGAATTACATATAATACAGGTTTTGTCTTAGAAACAAATATGGAAGAAGGCACTTTTGATTATTATGCAAAAAATAGAAATGTTATGTATAATCCTAAATATCCTACTGTAGATGTTAATATAGGAGATACTGAGTTTATTAGTTTATATGGAGCAGTTAAATTAGAAAGGTGTGAATAAAAATGACACAAGAAGAAAAAGATAATGCAATAGAAAACAAAGATTATCAAGATTTTGTTGATAGATTAATCTGTAATGGTTTTTATTTTAAAATTGATTTAGAAGAGAAAAGAATGTATATCTCTACATATCAACAGAGAGAAGAAACTTGGAGTGATATAGGATTCCACTATTATGGAAAAGCACAAACTCATTATATTAAAATTAATGATTTAGATGAAGTATCAGATATTATAGGCGATGCAGTTAGTACTATGAAAGAGTATATGAAAAATGAAACTGCAAAGAAATTAAAAGATGTTATAGTTCATCATTTAGGAAGAAGTGAGTAATATGAGTATGATAGAAAGAATAATTGCAATGAATAAACAAAGCGAAGATATAAAATTATCTCTTCCCATGTCAGATGGCATGTTGAGAAGAGTTGGTGAGGCTAGTGAAATGGCTCTTGATGAAAGAATTAAATATCAAAAAGAAACTATGAATAATTTTATTAAATATAAAGGTAAAGGTGGAAGGAAGTTATAAAATATGACACAAGAAGAAATTAAAATTTTAAGTGAAAGTATGGTAGAATCATCTAAATTAGGAGCAGTTAATGCTTTAGGTTATATTAAAGCAGGTTTTGAAGCATACAAGGCAGTAGAAATACCTATTGCTAATGAGTATAGAAAAAGAATACCTTACAGAGAAGATAAAGAAGTTCAAACATTTATAGACTTTATGCTTGTATATCTTGACGAGGCAATTAAAAGTTTGGAGAAGAAAAAGAGTGAATAAGAATGATTAAGATATTAAAAAAAGGTAAAATACCAAAGCCTACAAAATTAATCTATAAAATAACTTGTCCAAACTGTAAATGTAAATTTGAATTTGAGAATGAAGATTGTATTATAGGTAAAGGAATATTTGGAACTATGACAGTAAAATGTCCTTGTTGTCATACAGAAATGACACAACGTCATTTTGACAATAGAATAGTGGAGGTAGATGAAGATGAAAAAGAAAATTAAAGCATTATTATATTGCACAAAAGCAAAACCTATATTAAGAATTGCAAAAGAAGAAATGAAAGGTCAAAAAAGAGCAAGATGTTATATTAAGGAAGAAACTAAATATTTTACTCAATATATAGAAGAAGAAATGTATGAGGCAAATGGTAAAATAATTGCCGAATGTGATTATGAGGTTGAGAAGATAATACCTATTAATGTTGATGATGACGATTATAATTACGGACTTAATAGTGGTAAAAATCTATTAAAAGAAAGTTGCTTAACTGATTATGATATTTATGAATATTTGAAAGATTATAATGGAGAAACTATTTTTAAAAAAGGTTATGCAATACACATTAAGAACTTACATATATTTGATAAGCCAAAGGAATTAAGTAGTTGTTGGGCAAATACAAACGCTTGGATATTTGACAATGAGAAATTAGATGTTGCTCCTCAAAATATGAGGTGTTGTGGAGATTGGAATTTGGAAAAAGCAATTTTAATTTCAATTAAACCTGAATGGCTATGTAAAATCCTTAATAGAGAAAAGACTATTGAGGTTAGAAAGAAAGTATTAAAGGAGATGTTAAAATGAATAAAGAAGAATGGAAAATTATTCAAGATTTCCCTAATTACGAAATAAGTAATTATGGGAATGTTAGAAAGAATAAAGTTATTATGGCTACAACAAATGATAATGGATATAAGGTTATTTGCTTATATAATAATGGCAAAAGAAAAAAGATAGGTGTTCATATTCTAGTTGCTAAATATTTTGTTGATGGTTATAAAAAAGGATTAGTTGTTAATCACAAAGATGAAAATAGAGAGAATAATTATTTTGAAAATTTAGAATGGCTTACAAGAGGTGGTAACGTTCAATATTCATTATCAAGACCTGTGAAATCTATTGATGATAATGGCAATGAAACATATTATAAATCAATATCCGAAACAAGATATTATGGATATAGTTATGGTGATGTTCGAAGAGCGTGTGAAACAAAAATAAAACATAAAGGTTTGAGGTGGGAATATGTCTAAAGAATTAGATGCACTAGAAACATTTAACTATATAATGGCTAGATGTAAAGATGAAGATAGTTATATTATAAAATTCCCTTTAGGTATTCAAAAAGGAACAACTTTTGGTGAAGATATGGAAAAAGCATATAAGGTTATCAAACAAGCCTTACAAAGACTAGAAGCAATAGATAATGCTAATCCTAGTGAAGCATTGAAGTGGCTTGAAAAATATAGACTAACTATTTTATTCAATACAAGTATTGTTGAAAATGCCTTAATCAAAGCACAAGAACAAGAAAAGGAAAATGCTAAATATAGACAGTTAGAAAAAGAACTAGGTTGTCCGTTAGAAATTGTCGGTAGATTATTATTACATAAAGAACGTTATATGTATACTATCGAAAAAAGTAAATTAACTGGTGAAGACTTTATGGATAAACACAAAATAGTGGGAGTAAGTGAATTCGGAGTCTGTATTTTAATTACAAATTATATATTAAAAACTGAGCCTAAATATTATGAGTGGAATCAATATGGAAAGACTTGGTGGTTGAAACCAGATAGGAGTGAATGAGTATGACACAAGCAGAAATGAGAGATAAACTTGTAGTATTAGGTTATCCAGCATTAGATAGTGTATCAGCATTACGATTAACTAATTTTAATTTTGAAGAGGCTAAAGAATTATTAGATTTATACACTACATCAGATATGAATATTGTTTATAAATTATTAAAACTTATGAAAAGAGTAGAAAAATTAGAAAAGGATAGGAGTGAATAGAATATGTGGCTAAATTCAAAAAGAGAGGGAATAAATAATGATTCAATATTTATTTATAATGATTTGGTGTCACTTAATTGATGACTATGTATTACAAGGGTGTCTAGCCAAAATGAAACAAAAATCTTTTTGGGAGGAAAATGCACCTGATAAACTTTATAAGCATGATTATCTTATGGCTTTAACATGTCATGCTCTAATGTGGAGCGTTTCAATAATGATTCCCACAATTATTAGTGGTAATTTTATTTGGTGGTTAATACCTATTAATTTTATTATTCATTTTGTAGTAGATGATTTAAAAGCAAACAGGCATAAAATTAATTTAATTACAGACCAAAGTATACATTTTATACAAATTATTTTAACTTTTTTAACTTGCTATATTTGGCTGAAAGGATAAATATATATGACAGTAAATGATTTTCCATACAGAAAGAAATCTACAATGACATGTGTAGAAAGCAAACTTAATAGATACTATATTTTTACCAGGGAAGAAAAAATGGTAATATTTGTAGAAATATTTGAAGGGGTTACTTATAAAATTTTAAAGGAATTTAAAATTGATACTCGTATTACTCCTTTATCTGATTCACCATTTGCAAATTGGCTTAATAAAAATAAAGTTACAAAGGTTGATATAGGTTATTAGGAGGTGAATAAGATGCTAAACTTCGATAATAGAGGATATCATGATTCAATGAATAAATATAGAGGACACAATTTTATAAATGCTAAAAATTGGTTTAATGAAATAGAGCCTTTTACATTTAGTTATACTAGACCATGTTTAGATTGGTATGAAACTCAAAAAGTAGAAATTAGGTGGAATGATTTTGACGAGTTTAGATTAGAATTGAGATTTGGACCTAGTGTTTGGTTAGTTGGTATAGTTTTATATAGTGATAGAAACGAAATTGAGGAATATCAAATAGGAGAGTTTGAACATAAAGAAGATTTAGAAAGATTTATTGAATGGAATAAGAAATTATGTAAAAATGGCGGAACTGCTATTAAAAAAATAACTTGTTTACATAATGGATTATTTGATTATTTTGATTTAAAGGAGTGGAAATAAATATGAAATATATAAAGCGTTATTTTAATGTATATGATTTTGATAATTTTGATTTAACAACAGCAACAGGTACTACAGAATTTGAGAATGATTATTTACCTCGAATAAAATGTAGTATGATTGTAAGAGCAATAGAAGAAGAAAAATTAAATCAAGATAATACGAACTACATATTTGAGTTTGAAAGAGAATATTGGAGCGAAGAAAGAATATATAATGAAATACATAAATATCCAATCGCAGATGGTAAATATCTATATAGAGGTAATTTATATAGAAAAGATTTATTTGAAGAAATGGTATCGAGCAAAAAACCTTTTGATTTGGTAATGAAAATTAAAACTTATGAGGATTTAAAAGAAGAGTTTAAATTAGATGAAATGCTTGAAAATCATTATGGAGTAAATACTAGAGGTTTATCCTATAAAGAAAAAGTAGAAATGTATAATAAATTTAGGTGGTAATATAATTATGACAGACATGGAAAAATATAAAAAATTAGAATTTGAAAAAAACAATATTAGAGATTTAATTGACGGTTCATTAAATCGTATATCTATTACAGATGATGACGAAGAAAGATATAGACAATTTTATTCTGTATCTAGAAACGCTTTAATTTATATAAAACTAAGTAGGGAGGCTCATGAGTTATTTGAGAACATTAATAGAACAAACAAAATACAAAATTAAATTTCTTGAAGAAAAAAAAGAATCTGAGGGAAGATTATCTATTTTTGATAAATTAGAACTTGAATATTATCAAAAAGTATTAAAGGAACTTGAGATATCTGATTCCACAGGATATGAGGCAGATGATGTATTCATGGCAATAACTAACAAAAATACTATAAAATTCTGTGGAGATGCATATTATGGAGAGTTTTCAAAGGATAGTTGGTTAAGGTTCATTAAAGAATGCATAGATGCATATAAAAAACTTAACTAAAATTATTGACATATTATATAACATTTGTTATAATAATAGTATAGAGATTGGAGGAAAGAAAAAATGTTAAAAAGTGTATTATATATAATTCTTATGACACTTATTTTTATTGGAATCACACTATTAGTTCTTTTTATATCAGGGTGGTTTGCGTTGTTATTTATTTTATTAACAGCAGTAAATGGATTAGTATTTTATAAGGTAATGAAGGAAAAGGAGCAATAAAACATGGACGCAAGAAAAGAAATAGAATTAGCAATTAAAAAAGAAAATCCTAATTGGGACGGAAAGACATTTGATTATGGCTGCAATATTTATGAAAATGTATTAGAATGCTACGAGGCAATTCAACCTATAATCGAGAAGGCAGGTCATAGTGGAATGTCTTATGGAATGTTTTGTAATATTTTTAAAAGATTATTAGACGGTAAAGTGTTAACTCCACTTACTGATGATGATTTTGATGAAGAGCCTGACTGGGAGGATACAGACGGAAGTAAACATTATCAATCAAATAGATATTCAGCATTTTTCAAAAGTGTAGATAAAAAAGGTAATGTATCATACAGTGATAATGAAAGAATTGTTTCTATAGACCAATATGGAATGAGTTGGCATAGTGGAGCAACAGAAAGAGAATGCTGGGATTTAATTCCACAAATTACTCTTCCTTATATGCCGCTTGATAAACCTATTAAAATTTATCGTTGGGAATTTTCTTACGATAAAGCAACAGGGTCTATTTACAAGGAAAGAGGACAATTTAATGGTGAATATATCGATAGAATTGTTTTTCCAGACGGCAACGTTGTAAAGGTTAATAGACTTTTCATCGATGACGAGCCTAGAAAAATAAATAAAAGCCTTTTCAAAAGATTAGAGGCGTTTATTAAAGAGGATGTGAAGGAATTTGAAAAGAATTAGTTTATTAATTTTAACTATTATATCTTTATTTTCATTATCATCATGTAAACTTCCTGCAAAGGTCGATTATACTAGAACTAACTCAACTGTTAGAGTTGAAAGTGTAATTGTATACAAGGATTCTTATTCAAATTATAAAACATCATTCTCAGAATCAGACAGTGTAAAACTTTATTTTAATCCTGATAAAAAATGTTTAAAAATAGTTACTAAGGATTCTAAAACACAATATTATTATTTTAGTGAAGATGAAACATTAAAAGTTATTTATAAGTAGGCGAAAAAAAATGAAAGAACAAGAAATTGTATTAGATGTAATTAATACTCTAAAACCTTATTTAGGTAATGGGGTTGATGATATTATCAAAAAAATAAAATCTAAATATCAAATAGAGGAAAAACTTCCAACATTAAGAGAATATATCAACGAGCATGCAAAGGGAGCGTATCATCGTTTTATATTTGAAATTTCTTACATAACAATAACTGTATGTGATGTTTACGATTTTGAGAGTTTTTATAATAAAGATTTACTCGACCAATATTATGTAACAGGCGACAAAAAGGAATATTTCGGTAATAACTGCACAAATTATGAGTGCAGACATCATTTAACTTTAGAGAGGATAAAAAAATGAATAACGATATAAAAACAATAAAAAATTTACTAATAAATTTAAAATATTTCAACGGAATATCAATCGATACAGATATAATCGACTTATGCGATAAATTATCCATAATAACTGAAACATTCGAAATAATAAAAAAATATAACGTTGATATCCTACGAATAAGGAAATCAAAATCTGTCAAGGAGTATAACCAGGCAGCCAAAATTAACTATCATGATGAAATATCACCTGAGACATTCAACAAAATTAAGGAGGTAATAAAATGCAACGAGCAGTAACAAAAAAACAAATAGGCAGTGAGGACAAATTAACTCAATACGCAATAGGATTCTCTGATATCCCTGAGGGTGCCGAGGTCGAGGTAATACAGAGACGATTTGTAAATTATTATGGAGTCTGGGTTATCGTCAGATATAACGGCAGAATCTATTATACATCAGAGGACAATTTAAAATTCGAGGAGGAGAATTAAAATGGAATACGACGGACACTACAAATATCAAATTATGTTCCAGGACGAATATAACAATTTATATCTAGTCGGATTTTATAACGACTTATCCGAGGCTGAGCGAGATGTAAACGAGGAAATCAAGAATTACCTACTCGACGCTGAGTCATACGATAACGACGATACACTATCCATGGAGTGCAGATTCGGGTCTGATACAGTTCTAGGTGAACTCAGAGAATATCCAGGAACATTCGGTATGTGTATCGATAAAGAAATCTACGTCGAGGACGGAGCAATTTACGTCCGAGGGTTTGTATTCAGATAAACAATAAAACCGCCCAAAACAGGGCATAAAATGAGAAATACAGGGGGTTATAACAGTGACTAACAGTGAAATAATAAAAAATCTACTTAAAATTATGTTATCCGAGGCTACGAGGGACGAGTTATACGATGAGATATCTAATATACATATCGCATTATCGGATTATGAGAAATCCATGAGGATGAGTCAGGCAGTAATCAGAAAACACATAACAAATAAAATCAAGGGAGGAAAACGACTATGAAACGACTACTACTACTTCTACTACTACTACTACCACTAACAATATTATCAGCCTGTGGTAAATCTGGGCGACCTGAGAAGGAGTTAACGACCGTACATTTCAGAAACCCAGGTGAGAGTGGTCAGATATCATACGAGGCATACACACATACAGGTGAGTTCTGGTGCAGCAAGTGTCAGAGAATCTATACGAGTGAGGTACGCAAAATAAAATATAACGAGACTACTCGAACAGTAACGCTCACAGATAGTCGCAACTGCGAGTGCAGGAGAACAACGAAAAAAATAAAAATCGACGATTACACAATCTGCATATTAATATACAAATTAACATACGAGGAGGCAAAATAATATGTATCCATACAATTTAATAACAGACATACTTAAATTATACGAGAATTCTGGGCGAGAAATAACAATAAAACTGTACGACGTGGACGGACACATCGAGAAATTACTAGGAGAATTACCACCCAGAGAGAGAGGGTTAATCGAGCAGCGATACAAACGATACTTAACAGTAAGTGAGGTGGCTGAGAGGGAGGGAATATCTCGTCAGAGAGCGTCCCTACTAATAAACGACGCACTCAAATTAATATCATCGCCAGCCCTATTCGACAAACACCTAAGTGGCAACGGAGAGTGTGGCGGAGGTATCGATTACAAGTTAAAGATTTCTGAACTAGATATCTCTAAAAGATGCAAAAACGCTCTAAATAACGCTGGTATTATGTACTATAATGAGTTGAAGGCGTTAGGGCTTAAAAAGGTGGCGGAAATCAAAGGTTTAGGTGCTAAGTCGTATAAAGAACTAGAACACCTAATATAAAAAACTACTATAAAACTATTTGCTTTATGGTTCCATGTATTATAAGGATGTTGGAATTTTTTTTGGAGAGTAATATATTATTATTATATTTATTCTAATGAATAAATAAATATAATAATAATATATTAATTTAATATTTTTGTATTTTTTAAAAAAAGTTAACAAATATAATAGAAAATAAAAATTATATAAAAAAGTTTA